CATTGATCAACACGCAACGGCGTACCTTTCTCGCCCAGGCCGGCGCAGGCGCAGCGGTGCTGGCGGCGGGGTCGCTACTCAATCCGGCGGGCGCTGCCACGGTGCCGAAGGGCCAGGCCAATAGCGCGGCGGCGATGTCCAGCCAGCGCAACGGACGGTTCTGGCCCGGCAACACGCGGCTGGTGGTGTCGATTTCCATGCAGTTCGAAGCAGCCGGGCAGCCCCCCAAAGGCACTGACAGCCCGTTCCCCAAGGTGGATTTTCCCGACAGCGTGCCGGCCGACGTGGCCACCAATACCTGGTTCGCCTACGGCTATCGCGAGGGCATCCCGCGCATGCTCGACCTGTGGGACCGGCACGGCGTGAAAGTCACCAGCCACATGATCGGCGACGCGGTGCAGCGGCACCCCGAGTTGGCCCGCGAGATCGTCGCCCGTGGCCACGAGGCGGCGGGGCACGGCCCGCGCTGGAGTTCGCAGTTCGCCATGAACCGCGATGAGGAGCGCACCTTTCTGCGCCAGGCCGCGAGCATGGTGCAGGCGGTCACCGGGCAGCCGGTCGTCGGTTATAACTGCAACTGGCTAAGGCGCGGGCCGAACACCCTGTCGCTGCTGCAAGAGCTGGGCTACGTCTATCACATCGATGACGTGAGCCGCGATGAACCCTTTATCGAGCAGGTCAACGGCAAGGATTTCGTGGTGGTGCCCTACACCTTGCGCAACAACGACATCGTGTTGATCGAGGGCCGCAACTATTCACCGTCCCAGTTCCTGGAGCAGGTGAAGCTGGAGTTCGATCAACTCTACGAAGAGGCCGGCACCCGGCGCCGCATGATGTCGATCAGCGCCCATGACCGCATCAGCGGCACGCCGCAAATGGTCAAGGTGTGGGATGAATTCCTGCGCTACGCCAACAGCCATCCCGGCGTCGCTTTCATGCGCAAGGACGCGATTGCTCAATACACCCTCGACAGCCCGCTGAGTCTTCGGGAAACCGAGACGATTTGAGGCGCTGCCCCCCTGCATTCAAGGACATTACCAATGAAACCTTTTGCCCGTTCGCACTGCGCCATTGCGGTTGCCGCCTTGCTACTGTCGGGAGCGGCTTCGGCTGCCACGACCGAGTTGATCAAACCCACTGTGGTGGTGATGGATAAGAGCCTTACGGCGAATCAACAAGCGCTGATGGAAACCGTCGCGCGCCGTTATGACACCTTCTGGCACACCGGCGAAGAGCGCTTGGCCCGAGACGCGCTGGCGGATGATTTTGTCGACAAGACACCTCCCGAAGGCCGCAAACAGGGCCCGCAAGGCCCGTTGCTGGCCTCGCGCGCCTTCCGTGCGGCGGTGCCGGATTTGAGTTGCGAGATCGAACAGTTGATCATCGCCGGCGACCGCGCGGTGGCGCACCTGCATTTTCGCGGGCACTTCACCGGCACCTTTGGTCAGCGCAAGGGCAGTGGCCAGGTCGTGGATTTTATTGCCACCGATATCTACCGGATCGACAACGGCAGGATCGCCGCCAACTGGCATATCGAAGATAACCTGACCCTGATGAAGCAGTTGGGCGTGCTCTAGCGCTGGGCGGGATCGACGCGGATATAAGTGCGGAACACGTGATCCCACAACGGCGAGGACACCCCGAAGTTTTTCTCGATGCCCTGGCGGTGGTGCAGGTCGTGATTGGCCACCAGCCCTGGCACTAAGCCGTAGGCCCAATGCTGCGGGCGATGCATCACGTAATGCACCGAGATGTAGAAGAAGTAGCCGGTCACCGCACCGATAAACACCGAGACCAGGCCGGTGTACCAGGCCAACAGCAACAGCGTGGCGAAGGTCGAGCTGGTTTTCCAGCTCGACACACCGATATAGGCCAGCACATCCACGTGGTGGGTCCAGTGCTCACGGCGGTACAACGAGTGGAACAGGAAGCGGTGCGCCGAGTATTCCACCAGCGTCCAGGCCAGCAGGCCCACGAGAGCCAGCCCAGGCACGAACGGCGCCAGGCAGAGCGCGAGGATCACGAAAGCCGGGACGGTGAAAAAATCGAGGTAATACGCAAGCGAAGACATCAACCATTTATTCGAAACGGCCATGTGCGGAATATCCCTGTAGTACGCGATGGAGAGGCAAGCGATAGGCGCGCGGGGCCGCCACGCGCGCCATCATGCAGGCACCTCGGCGCGAAGTCACTCTGGTCGCGGTGGATATCGGCGCCGTTTGTGGCCTGTGACACATCCACCGGCGACGGCGACCAGCTGGCGTTGCGCCGGCCAACAGCACCTCGTAACGCTGGACGTCCGGAAACGCCACGCACAAAGGCCTGTGGCGAAGTGTAGATCACTGATCTGCCAAGCTTTTTTATCCTGCTTTTATGCTTCAAAGCGGGCGCCTGACCTTGCGTCGACGCGCTTGGGTCTATATATTCCGAACCCTGTTACACCGCGCTACCGCCCGAATGGCGAAACTGGTAGACGCATGGGACTTAAAATCCCCCGCTCGTAAGGGCGTGCCGGTTCGATTCCGGCTTCGGGCACCATCTAGAATCAAGGGTTTGCGGGCGAAAGCTGATGCAAGCCCTTGTTTGTTTCCGGTCCGCAATAATATAACTGGTCCGCAATTCACTTCGTTGGTGAGACTTTCTTGCCTTTCCGGTTGCGGATGTACTGCTCAGTCATGACTACGGTGGTATGCCCAAGTTGATCCTTGGCCTGCATGATATCGCCACTGGACTCGGCCTTGTCCGTACCGGCTTTGGCGCGCAGATCCCGCATTTGAAACTCAGGCTTAGCCACCCCAGCAGCTTCCCTCGCTATATCAAATCTCCTACGCAACATTGCCACCGTCATCGGTGTGCCATCCTCTGCAACGATCAGCCGCGTCGAGCGGACTTTATGCCCTGACTTTCGGGACATTATTCGATCAATCAAAACCTTCAGTTCGCCGGTGACCTCGATTCGACGTTTTGCCTTTGTTTTCCCCTGAAGGACCCAGATCTGCCCATCCCTTACGTCTCTTTCGTCCATCAACCGTGTGTCCGTGACTCGTTGACCAGTCAAGTAGGCGAGGTCCATTGCATCACGCAACCCAGCGTCAGCTTTGTCGTGAACTCGCTTGAACAGTTCGTCCTCAACGTAGGTGTCCCGCCCAGTCTCCTTGTTGCCTTTGATTCCGGCGCAAGGGTTCGCAAGTGATGTATAGCCCTTGTCCCTGGCGTAGTTCCATATCGCGCTGAGCAGGGCTTTTTCTCGATTGGCTCTTACCGGCGCTGACTTTCGCCAGGTCAGATACTGGCGAACATGAAGGGGCTCGATCGTCTCAAGTGGTGCGGGCGGATCATCGAAGAACGCCATTAAGTTTTTCAGTTCGCGCTGGTTGTCGAGCTGAGTCGCTGCGCCCTTGGTGGGCACAACTTCAACCAGGTACTTTTCTGCCACGTACCGAAAGGTGATCACCCTGGTGACCAGTTCGGTTGAAGTGCGATCACGCTCCAGTTTTGCGTACGCCATGATGGCCAAGCCGTAGTCACTGCCCAGGGGTATTTCCTTGCGGTCCTTTCCGCCGGTGTCGTAATAGTAAAAAACCCGGCCGCTGGCTTTCTTGCGCTCTCTTAGCCGGGCGACGGAGCCCGGCTTACTTGGTCTTCTTCCCATTTCAGCTTGCCTTGCGTGGTTTCCATACGAGTTTCTCTGGCTCGGATATGCCGACGGCAGTAACTGCCATGGCTGTCACGCTCGGCCAACCGTTCATTTTGATGGTGTGCCGGATGCCGTTTCTTTTGAGGTTCAGGATCTGGCCAGCCTTTGTCCGAGCGCCGGTCAGCTCGCAAACCTCTTCATGCGATAGGAATTGAACTCCGCTCATGGATCGCTCCGTGCGCCCGCAGTGGGCCGCGCTGTCTTGATGATGTGAATGATGAAACCGAAGGTGGTCAGCAGCCAGCCGCAGGTGCCGACGAAGGCGTAGAGGATGTCGGTTGTCTCGCCGTCGACCAGAAGGCGCGGGGCGATCCAAAAGAACCAGCAACCGCTGCCTACCAGGTACAGCAAAGCGCCCAACAGGATCAGGGTGAGTTTTATTGCGAACATGGGGGTGTCCTTGCCGCGCTGGGCGGCATATAGGGGATTGGAGTGATAGCTTTCTGCCTAGATGTCAAATAGGCCGAAAGCCGTGTACAAGAAGGTTCAATTAAGTTCGTGATGAGGCATGGACGTGTCACACAACTTCGATGCTCCGATAGCGCACGCTTACCGGGGCCACGTGATGTTTCTCAAGTTCGACTGGCGCCGCCCGAACGATGAGAGCCCTGTTGCCGCAAATATCATTGAACCAGCAGCCATCAATGGCTTGGGTGAGGTTGCAGCGAAGTTGGAAGGCCCTTGGCCAGACTATCCAGCAGCGCTTGATGACGCGATGGCGGCGGCCGAACGATGGATCGATAGTCAGTTGCCGTGACTCTGCTCACCGGCAGGCATGTAGGGGGATTGGGGTTAGGGTTATTCTTGCGTTTCAACTAAAGGAGGCATCGCATGGAAAGAAGCTTTTTTAGCGTGAAAAGAGCAATGGTGATCTTTGCGTTTATTTTGTGTGCAGGGATGCTGAGGGACGCCGGCCTAATAGGTTTTTGGGTAATGTTTTTGTTGGCGCTTTCGCCGAGTGCGATATTTTTCCTTTGGGATAAATATCGCGTTAGCAAGACCAATCTTGCGCAGCCTTGATTGGCGTGACTCCCGCCATTCATGGCCTCGGCCCCTTGTGGATAAAGACGTAGGCGAACCAGAGGGTGGCGATCATGGCGCCACCCGTGCAGCCGCGACTTCATCAAGGAGCGATTGCGGCAGAGATGCGGCGAACTTGCCCTCAGTCCACGAAAGGGGCTCGGACTGGCGAATCATCTCGTTTAGCAGTTCGAATGCTGCGACGAGCTGCTGGTCACGAATCTCGCCATCCTCCGGTAGATCGTCGCAGAAGACGTCCGAAGGATCGATCTCGCGGGGCATTTTTGGCTCGCAGATGCAAAGCTGCAGGTCTGCCAGGTCGATATCGCTGTCGATGAGGAAGTCACGTAGGCTGTCTTCGTCAAAGAAATACTGGTCGCTGTCGAATATTACCAACGGCTCGCCGGACCACTCCTTGACGGGCATCGCTGCGAACTTCGCTTGGCGGCTTTCCTGGTGACACTGCTGGCAGTAGCTCCGAATCTCGTGGATCGGATGATCCGGATTCTCCTCGCATTGGCGATGGGTGGCGCAACACCAGCGCGCCATATGCTCATCTTTGCCCCAGAAGCGGCCATCAGCGCCTACCCAGCCTGTGACGGTTTGGATGCTGGCAGCTTGTGGGGATTCGTACATCACGACTTTTTCTTCAGGCATGACTTCGTCCTTGCCGCTATAGCGGCTGACTTTGAAGAGGGAGGGGTTACAGGTTCTGCGGGTGGAGTACGGATGTACTCCTATCGGGATTTGGCAGACTCAGTCTTCACGGCGAGGCCAGATACGGCCTTGCTGTAGATGTACTTGATCTGATCCCACGGGATGGTGTGTTTCTGCCCGTACTCACCTTCACCGTCGCAGATTGAGCAACCTTCGGTTGGTTCTTCAAGCTCGCAGCATTCAGGGCATTCTTTGGTGACCAGCAGCTTGAACTCGCCGAGCAGCAAGGCTTTGGCGCCATTCTCAGCGGTAAGTTGGCGGGGCATGATGCAGTAGCCATCGGGCACCACCGCTACCGGCGCGGGCTGCTCGGCGTAGAGCGGTGAGCGATCAGGTATCTTCCCGGCTCCAGGAAGCCACTGAACGGTGCTTCCGGTTACGATTGCCACCGGTTCGCCCTGGGGCTGGGTGGCTGGCTTTTCGAGGCACGCTGTGCAGGCGCCAGGTTCGCAACCAGGCTCATGCATCCGGCCAGTGTCATTGCAGGCGCTGCACGCAGGCGCATCCAGCAGGGCGCGCAGCTCATCCTTCAATGGATCGCCGTGCCATCGAGTACGGTTGAGAATGCGCTCAATTAGCTCACGCGATACCAGCACGCCGTCAATCGTTTGGTTGGTGGTCATGGCTTTTGCTCCGATCCAAGGGCGTACAGTAGGCGGCCGATCATCTCGACGCGGACACCGGCCTTCTCATTGGCAATAGGCGTTCTTGCGCGCAGCTGAGCGCGGTTAGCGTTCTTGTATTCCTTTGCGACAAGGGCGGCGATAAGAGTCCATTCGTTTTTGGTTAGCTCGCGCATAAATACCTCAGCAAATCAGTTGTGCCAGTGCCAGCAGGCACCAGCAGTAGGCGGGGAGTTGGGTTTCATTCCGGAGCGCCATTGCCTGCGCCGAGAAACCCGCATCCGGCGTCGTCGCACTGTTCAACCGTGGCCCTGTCGCAGTTGGTGCACCGCGCTGGCTCTGCTGGCTTGAATAAGTAGGCGATATCCCTTTCAAGGTCCGCCCAGCCTCCACCCGCGATCACTGCGCGGGCTCGTCGAAGCAGGTCGATTGCCTCGTCATTGCGCTCATCCGCTGCGGTCAGGCGCTGTTGCAGGGAACTGATCTTGTCCATCATCCGTTTGTCGCGGAGGGCCGCATCCGCCGCGAGAACCCAAGAGCCATTTGGGTCTTCTTGCAAGTTGCCCTGAAAGTCGCGGCTCCACCTGGTGATAAATTTATTTTCTGCGGACACAGTAATTTCCTTGCCGGGCCATGCCCGGGCGGTGGAGTGGGGGAGTTATGCGCTAGCGATGATGTCCGCTTCGGCCATCTCGCAAAAAAATGAGCAGGATGGGATCTTTTCGTTCCGCCGTACCGGGCCTTCGCCGAGGTCGCGAAGGGAGAAGCGCACGTTTGTGTCGCGATTTCGGAACAGGTACGAGCCAGAGCCCAGGTCGTCCTGAATCACGCATAGCGCCTCAAACTGCTCCGGGAAATCCTCACGGATCGCCCTGAAGTAGCCTTCACCGCCTTTCACGCAGCCGATGCAGTTGGCGTTCTCGTAGCCCATTCGATACATCAGCGGAAGCTCGATTCCAGCGCGCTGGATCATCGCCTTGCAGTCTTCCTTGCCCAGCCCGCGTTCGATCAGAGGCGCGATTGCCGGCCTGTCAGGATTACGCTCAAGGAAGTCTTCAAACCTGCCAACTTCTTCGGCGGTGAAACCAAAAACCATCACGTCGCCTGGCTGCTTCCAGGTATCGAGTAAGCGGCGCTTGAGAATCTTGGTGCACGGCGCGCCGTACTGATTCTTCATATACCGCTCTCGCCTGAAGACCTCGGTTGCGTCCGCACCATACTTCTCATCGCGCAGAACAGTGATCGGCCGGCCAAACCAAGCTTCGCAGTCCTGGGCGAATCGGCGGTTGTCTGCTTCCTCGTTGGCGAGAAACGCGTTGATGATCTGCACATTGTGCGTCGCACCGTATTGCGCTAGTGCTAGCTTGGTAGCTACCGCCGAGGCGGCGCCACAACTGAACTGGCAAACGATTCGTGGTCGTTGTGCGGACATAGGGGATCCTCGCCGGCTGGCGTGATTCGTTGATATGGGGTATTGGTATGGGGTTTTGAGTTGAGTACAGAATTCGCTTAGGCTTTAGCGACTAAAATTGCGCAAGGAATTTCAAAATGTCACTTTCGATTCGCGAAGCATCCCGATCAGCAGTCGGTGCGGTAACTGAGCTCTTCGACGAACAATCAATCTCCAATGTAATGTTTGAAGAGGTTGATAAGGACGCCGCCGGTAACTGGTTAATAACCGTAGGTTTCGATAGAAAGCTTGAAAAATCATCAGTGGGTTTGGGTGGGATGCTTGGTGAGGCTTTCAGAACCGAGCGAAAGTATAAAGTTGTAAAGGTTGATGGCAGCGGCGAGGTGTTGTCGGTAAAAGACCGGCTGCTCGCTACCAAATGAAGTCGCGTGTTCTGATCGACACTAATCTTTTAATGCTGCTTGTTGTGGGTTATTACGATAAAGATTTCGTTTCCGAACACAAAAGAACCAATAAATTTACGGCCGATGATTTCGAAGTACTCGAAATATTGATCGAAGGCGCGAATATCGTGTTAACACCTAACGTGTTGACGGAAGCTAGTAATCTTCTATGGCAATGTTCGGAGCCGCATAAATCTTTGATTAGGTCAAAACTCGCTCAAATTGCACACATTTGCGATGAGCAGTTTATTGCTAGCAGCGATGTGATTTCCTGCCCTGAATTCATGAGTCTAGGCTTAACTGATGCCGGTATTCTGGAGCTCAAGAAGATGTCAGGTCTAATTCTTACTCAAGATTTAGACCTGCATTTGGCAGCACTGGCCAGGGGGCTTGAAACCGAAAACTTCACTCACTATAGAAATCTTATTTAGCTCTTAGCTAAGGAGGGCCGACCCTCTGCAGATCGGCCCTTCTTGTCACTTCGGATCGAACGCGCCCAGCGACAAAACGGCAGCCCCACCGATTTTTTCCTGAAGCACGGCTTTGAACTCTTGCGCGATGTCTTCGCGCTGAACCTCTTCGCCAACCCAGCGCAGCTTGAGCACTGGCTGCGAGCCGCTGGTAATGACCGACAGGCGCAACGTGATTACTTGGTGAAAATGAGGGAACCCGCTGCTTGCCGCCGATTCATATGGGTATTCCATATAAAAAATCAGGAAGCGATCATGGAGAGAGTTGTTCTTGTTGTAGAGGATGAGCCCGTGCTTATGGAGCTGGCCCAGGAGGTTCTGGATCTGGAGGGGCTTCAGACCATTGGCGCTCCAAACGCGGATAAGGCTCGGCTGATTTTGGAATCCACATCCAACGTTGGGCTAGTGATTACCGATATAAAGATGCCAGGGACAATCAATGGATTTGAATTGGCGTGGCTGATTTCTGAGCAATGGCCAGAGATTCCTGTCCTCGTAACATCAGGCCATCAGCGTGTTCGGGCAGACGAGCTTCCGCCAAATGCAAGATTTCTCCCAAAGCCCTGGCTGCTTGGTGATTTCATCGACCAGTCGGTTGCAATGCTTGGCGTTCAACCCTGAGCACACCGTAGCGCCTCCAGGATCGCTTACAAAAAGGCCTCCGTGTGGTCGGCTAGGCCTAGCCGGCTGGCGTGATAGTTGGATATGGAGTATTTGTGTCGGTTAGGAATGGATTGAACGGTGCTTAAAGCATGAAGCGAAGCGATGTGGGTCTGCTGTTTGTCGGTGGTGTAGGATTGTTCATGGCTGGGGTAGTTTGGCGCCCAGTATTTGGAGATTATTCAAAACTGAAAGACGGCTTAGAGTGCATGAGCTATTTGGCAACGATAGTTGCTGCTTTAGTTGCAATTTATACGTTGCGCGCTTGGAAAGATCAGTTTAGACATGCTGAACGGTTCGCCACACTGAGGGCCGTGAAAGATGCCATTACAGATCTACATTTATACCGAGGTCATCTTCTGACGGTCATAAGATTTTACAAATCGATACGAGCGAATGACGGTACGGCGGATCAAGGTTTACTCGAAGATGAAGAGGTGAAGCGAAAACAGTTGCAGGCAGCGCTTTCAGCGTATAGGAAAGCTTGGGCCGCAGCTGTGGCTTTCTTTACTCCTGAGGAGGAGCGCGATTTTCCAGGTACACCGAATACTTACATGCAGCTTTTTCTTAGCAGGCCTCTCCAGATTAAAAAGGCTCACCTTAAATTCTCGGCTATTGATCAGTCCGCTGAGTTTGATGCTGTTGTGGAATATTATAATTTAGAGGCAGTCGAGCTGTTTCGTGAAACAATTGAATCTATTGAGGCGATGATAAGGAGAAAAGTATAGTAAGTCGTTTTTTCTCTGCAGTTGCACACCCAGTTTTACGATGATGCAAGTAGGAAGTGTTATTCGCCGCCGTTGTCGTCGGCATTCATTTTGAGCGATTCGGCAAAGCCCGCTTGCCTTAATTTGCGCGCCACGTTTTCAGGTACGCTAAATTTGTGGCGCGGAATTGCGAAGTACGCTGCGCACTGATCGAGGCTCAGCGAGTAGGCATGTGCAATCACTCGCTCGATGGCTTTGGCGTCTTTCGTCTCGCCCAGGTCTGACGTCAGCTTGATCAGTCTGTCGCGCATGCCCTGCCGGAAGTAGTGGCGGATCGTTTCAGACTTTCCGGGCTGCCTGGGCGGTGCCGGCGGTATTTCCTCCGGCTTGGCATTCATCACCAGCAACTGCACCGCTTCGCTCACTTCCTCGACGCCATACCAGGCCATCCTTTCGGTGAGCATCTTGCGTATGCCGGGCTGTACCGTGTGCCGCAACTCCTGCTCGCCCAGCGCCTGCCGCCTCTCGGCAAGCTTGGCCGTGCGTTCCTTCTGTTCGGCTGCCATGGCCTACCTCTTCTATTCCGCTGGCGGGCAGTGCGAGCCAGGTTTGTCGTTTGCGTTGCTGGGGGCGGGCTATGCGGCGCATGAATCAACCTTCACCTGGCGCCAAGCACCGACTGCTTCGAAGATTCGCGCGGCGTGTTCCTCGTCCAGCGACAGGGTGTCGGGGATGGTGATCCAGCCGGAGGCCACCATCTGGCTTTGGTTGGCCTCGGCGCGCAGCTTCATGTAGCAATGCTCGATCACGTCTTCCAGGTGGTCAGACAGGTAAACCCCGTCCGGCGCCAGTTCCAGCGACTTGCTGTAGCGGTCGCCGCGGGCGTCAATGCACATTGCGCTCATGTAAATCGTCCATCGGTGAGGGATGCCGCAAACGGCCTGGCCAATCTTCCCTGGGGCGATGTTCTTGAGTGACTTGTAATTGATCATGCCCTGGCGGCCGCTGGGATCGATGTTCACCACCGCGACATGGTTGGATGCCAGCAGCGAGCGGCACGACCGGGCAATTCGCGCCTGCAGGTTATGCGCTTTGCGTTTGCTCATAATGCCTCCGCGAGTTTGCGCAGCGCCTTACGTTCTGCCGCTGTGATAGGCGGCTTACGGCGCTTGAGGATGGTTTCGGGATCGATCTTAGTGGAGCGCTTCGGCGGTGGCGGGTTGATCGCCGGGCTTTCGCCCAGGCAGATCGTTCCGCCGGCCGCCAGGAACTGCGCCGTGCGCTCCGCTATCGAGTCGGCGTGCTGACGCTGCTGCTCAACCAGGTTGAGGTGGTTGCTGATCATGCTGCCGCCTTGGCGAGTGTCACCCCGGCCATGCTGAAGGTTGTTCCCTGCGCCGCGACCATCGCGTCGAGCGCTTCCCAGTTGACCGAAAGGACGCTGATCGGCGCTTGACCATATGCCACGGCTTTCACCAGGGCCTCGAAGTCCGTCACGTTGGCCTGCAGCGTTACCTGCTCCACCGCTTGGCTCGATATTGGCTTTGCGGTCTGGGCGACGGGGGCCGTCGGCTGGATCGGCGCGGCGCGGACTGGCTCTGGTGTCGCCGCTTTCTCTACGACCGGCTCTGGCTTGATGGCTGCCAAGCGTTCCGCTTCCTGCTCTTCGGCGATACGCTTCGCTTCGGCCTTTTCTCGCTCCACTTTCTGGTGTTCGGAGATTCGGAATTTGATCAGCGTCACCAGGTCGTCATTGGCCTTGGTAACCAGTTGCTGCACATCGCTGAACAAGAAGGCGTGATCAACGGCGAGCTCAGCCAAACTGGTCAGGTTCAAACAAATGCTATCGGCTGCTTGGCTAGCGTAACGGTTGGAGCTGGTGAAGCGCATTGGCGCCGACAAAGTGGATTGGCTGGAAGGGCCTCACGAGCCCCAGCGCTACACCATCGAGCAGTTGCAGGCCATCAAGGCCGAATACCGGGCAAAGACCAGAGAGCTGAAAAAAGGGGAAGCCGCATGACCTATCGCAACGTTGTTTCAGCAGTAGTTCGAGCCCTCGCGGCCGAGACCATCAGTTCCGCCGGCGGCTGTGACTTCGAGCCCAAGGTGCAGTGCGCCAAGCAGAAGGGGGAGATCGTCGGTAAGGAGGCCGCTTTTCTCCAGGACTGCTGGGTGTTCGGCCGGCTGCACAAGGCTCTCACCCCGGCGCACTGGCGAGTACTCGTGGCGAAGTATTCCACCCATGAGGAGCGTAAGCACGGCGCAATTCTGGAGCTTCTGCACTCGGTGAAGACGCCGGCCCCGAAGCGCTTCCGTGAATGCGCCGTGCTCACTTGGGCTATCCCGCAAGTCGCCGGTGCCGAGGGCAAGCGTTCATCTGCAGTATTGCCCGCCGCATGGTACGACATCACCAATTGGGACAACGACGGCAAGCCAGAGTCAACTCGGTACCGGTGGCGTTCGACGATTCGCAAGGTGCTGGATGACCAGGTGAACGAGGCGCTAACCGCCGCTCAGGAACTACTTGATGCGGAAGGCCTAATCGAAAGTTGTGCCGCTTAGCAAATAGCCATTGCAACGAATGAGAAAGTGAGAGATTATTTATTCAATCTGTCGATCCTGCGCGTTAGGGATTCGCACTGAAAGCCCAGCAAACACGCTGGGCTTTTTTGTGGGTGCCAAGTTGATGTATAGATGAGACTCAGTTTCCAGCCGGATGGAGTCTCTAATGCACGAATCTCAAGGTCAGACCAAAACTGTCGTAGAGGAATTGGATTTACTCAACGACAAAGCCTTCACAAAAACACAGTGGGAAGGGCGCCAGACTGATTGGCTATTGCAGTGGCTTGTTAAAAGCTCCAATCGAGCATCGCTAAGCATTGGTCTCACCTTATCCGTCGGTGGGTCAGTAATATCGGGCAAATTGATCCCCCACGCAGTGTATTTTGAGAGGCTTGCCGAAAGCTTCTCCGCCCCCTTCAGGGAGAAAGGTGATCACAATGCAGATGCGATCCAAGACATAATTCTTGGTTTCAATGTGACCCCCGGAGCTGAGTCTCCCGAAGAGGACGCCCCCTTCCAGTTCCTACACCTCGAAGATGCTAGAACATACTTAGGTACATCGTCGTCAATTCCTGGCGAGACAGGCGCGCTTTGGCGCGGGAAAATTTCATCCATAGATGGCTTTACGCTTGGATTAATTAGTAATAACGATTAAGCCATATCGATATAATCGACCGTGGAACTCACCTCTTTACTTTTATCTCGGCGCAGTTGAGCTCTGCAGTATTGAAGGCCCCGCGATTGCGCGGGGCTTTTTGCATTCAGCGCCGTTGGGCTAGCGAAGGGAGGGAAGTTGAATTTGCATAGGCGACATCTGTATTTCTTAATTCAAGCGCCCTTACCCCGATAAAGCGTGCACCGGTCCTAGACCCCTTTCGCCCGCATCTGTACCAAGCGCCAAGCTTGGAAAAAGCGAAATGTAGCTGCGCTGTTTCTGCCAACGGAGGTGGCAAAAACGCTATTTAAGGAATTTTGAGAACGAATTGATGGCACATTGACTCATAGTGCCGCTGTCACTGAAGCGATCTTTCCTTAGAACTTGTTGGTCACAAAATGAAGAAAATTATCCTATCGGCTTTGCTATTTTGCGCGGTCTGTAACGGCGCTCAAGCTGTAGAACTATCAGGTGCCCTCGGCGCGACTAGCCAAGGCGGCTTGACTGCCCGTACAGCACTGGGATTCAACTGGGACAAGGCATGGCTGGAAAGCTCTACAGGTAAGCTGACCGGATACTGGGACCTGGGTTATACATATTGGGAGTCGGGAAAAGAGGCTGGTGCTCGCCACTCTGTTTCCTTCTCCCCTGTGTTCGTTTACGAGTTTGGTCAAGGCGACATCAAGCCGTTCATCGAGGCCGGCGTCGGTGTTGCAATATTTTCGGGCACCAACGCTGGCGACCAGAAATTCGGATCTTCCTTCAACTTCGAAGACCGAATTGGCGCAGGCTTGAAGTTCGGTGATACGCAGAAGGTAGGTGTCCGGGTTACTCACTATTCAAACGCCGGCATCAAAGAACCGAACGATGGCATTGAGTCTTACGCACTTTTCTACAGTCATTCGATTTGATGTGCACAGGAACCCGCCACCGCGCCGGGTTTTTTATTGCCTAAATTTCCCGAAGCCCTCAGAGCCTCTGACTTGTCACGCTGATGGGAGACCTATTCAGGGCCTCGCCATCGTGCGAGGCCTTTTCGTTTTCGGCCCCACCACACCCTTCGCTCTGAGCAGGGAGTGCTGCTGGAGCCGATTCAATTCCCAAACATGCCCCACGGAGTCGAGCGCATGGAGTATCTACAGCGCCTGCTCGACAAGATCGACAGGTTCGAATTGCTGATTGCGGGCCTGATTGGGGCTGTCGTTGCGAGCTGGTGGCACAAGGACGACTTGTCTGACTGGCGCGCCTGGATGGTGTTCTTGATCACCGGGGTTGCCTGCTCGCTGTACCTGACGAGCATGGTCAGCGCCTACCTGAATGTCACGGAGCCCAAAATAGTCACCGGGATTGGTTTTCTCCTGGGTACGTTCGGCGGCTCGCTCCTGGCAGCAATCAACCGAGCCATCAAAGCCGCTGACCTCTGGGCGCTAATTCGCCAGCGGTTCGGGGGAGGCAATCCACCATGAATCTTGAACTGATCAACTCCATCGCCTGCGGCCTTATCGCGCTGTGGGCAGCCTGGTGCGTACTGAGCGGGAAGGTGAGGGACGGCATCCTTGGGAAGCTGATCTACTCGACGATCGCCATCACCGGTTTTGTCGTGATGGTGCGCAGCCAGAACATCTTCTTCGGCCCAACTACCGCCGGACTGACGCTGCATGTCGCTCTGGCCCTGGCCGGTGCACGGCATATCTTCATGGTCACGTACTGGCAGCGGGTGAAGGTCTGGCTGTGCCGGACGCTGAACTGCGAGCACTGCCTGAACTGTAACAAGGCACCTGGCGGTGTCGAGCGCAGAGCCAAGTAATGCGAGGGCCTACCATCCCCCTGGAAACCACTGACGGGCGAGGCTTACCGTCACACGCAAAGCATGCTGACTTTGATCACACTCCAACTGCTGATCTTCGGGCGTTGCGGGTTTGCGCCACCTGAGATTTGCCGTTAAACCTTTGGCGTAAGATCGCTCAAATTCGGTATTCGCTTCTTTTGTAAGGCGCATGGCTTTCGCATAGTCCGCCTCAAGGTCATCAGGCAGCGATTCACAAGCCAGTTTGGCTTGCTGATACCTAACGGCATACATGTAGCCGTCAGTTGGGGCTTCGTCGTAGCTGTAGCGAGAGGGCTCCACAGCCATTGCTGGGCCAGCGATAAGTAAAGCGATGAGATACAGGCGTCCGTGCATGGGTTTGAGTCTCGAAAAAATCAAATTTGGCGGAGTATACCTGGCTCATCCGCGCCACGTTTTCGAATGCGCCAAATCTTGGCGCGGATTAAAGTTACCTGCTCAGTCAACCTACTTATCCATTCATACGTGCCGCCAGTAAGGCTCGCTTCTTGCTTAGAGGTTTGAGCACCGCGGGTTGCTCTCCGATTTTCATGAACAGGAAATAATGGTCCTGATCATCGTGCAGGATACGGTAGACGTCAGCTGTTCTGTCAGTGCTAGGCGAATTCAGCTTGTCCACAATCAATGTGTAAGCGCTAACTCCCAGCTTCTCCAAAGCTGTCTGCAGCTCTGCGTCAATCCGTGATCGCCATTTTTTCATGTTGTGTCGATATGCTAGGACTGCAAGCACGATTGCCATTATTGGCATTACGCCGGCCGCGAAGATGGTAAATAACGTATCCATGATCTCTCTTTGTTAAATAAGAAAACTGTTCATGAATACCCGCAAGCTTGAAAGGCGGCAAGAGAAGGTCACGATATGATTCGACCAATGCCGCCACTATCGCTGCTTGAATTGTCCGACTTTGGTGTTCGCATTACCCCAGCTCCCGAGGTATGGGAATGGCTCCAAGCCGAGATCCTTGCCGACACCGGCATCATTCACAACGAAGACCATGCTCACCTACTGGATGCAGACATCCGGATCATGTGGGCGTCGTCGAGCTTCGAGAAGCAGGGCCGCACTGTCCTGGGCCAAGCCGAGCAGGTAGCGTTCCGCGCCGGCGGTTGGCAGAAAGCCCGGATGGAGCAGCAGATGCGTGACTGGTTCGGCGATGTGCCGGCTTTCATCATCACGCTGGCCGCTGACTACTGCGCCCAGTGCAGCGACCTTGAGTTCTGCGCCTTGATCGAACACGAGCTGTATCACCTGGCTCACGCGACCGACAAGTACGGTCAACCAGCATTCACCCAAGACGGTGCACCTAAGATCAAGCTGCAGGGCCACGACGTCGGAGAGTTCGTCGGGGTTGTCCGCCGCTATGGTGCGAGCCCTGACGTTCAAGCGTTGGTGGATGCTGCAAACAGACCTGCTGAGGTGGGGAAATTGAACATTGCGAGGGCCTGCGGAACCTGTCTGCTCAAGTCGGCCTGATTCCATGACAGGTATTGACGGATGACAACCATATGGCAGTACTACGAAGCGAGGTCAAAGCCTTCATCGTTCAGGCTCTGGCCTGCTTCGATACGCCGTCCCAGGTGGTAGCAGCGGTCAAGACAGAATTCGGGATTGAGATCACCCGACAGCAATGCGAAACGCACGACCCGACAAAGTTTGCCGGGCAGAAGCTCGGCAAGACCTGGGTGGACCTGTTCCACGCTGCTCGCAAGCGATTCCGTGAAGAGACAACCGATATCCCCATTGCCAATCGCGCGTACCGACTTCGCGGTCTTGGGCGGCTGGCCGAGAAGGCTGAGAGCATGCGCAACCTGGCGCTGACTGCTCAGTTGTATGAGCAGGCCGCCAAAGAAGTGGGCGATGCCTACGTGAATCGCCGCCTTGAACCTGAAAAGCCTTTGGGCTCCCACGCTGACCAGCAGCACGCCGTTGCTGAGTACACCCTGGAGCCTGATGAGAATGTCCCCGCTACCCCGTACCTATGACCCGCCGGTAAAGCTGACGCCGAAACAGGCGAACATTTACTGCTGGGGCTTCCAGCCTCAGGCGCGTTTCCGCGATGCTGTATGTGGTCGACGGTTCGGCAAGACGTTCTTGGGCAAAGCTGAGATGCGCCGCGCAGCTCGCCTGGCTGCTGAGTGGGGCGTGAGCGTCGAGGACGAGATCTGGTACGGCGCGCCTACGTTCAAGCAGGCCAAGCGCGTGTTCTGGCGCCGGCTGAAGCAGGCGATCCCTGAAGCGTGGCGTGCACACCGCCCGAACGAAACTGAATGCTCGATCACGCTCAAGTCTGGCCACGTCATGCGTGTGGTAGGGCTCGACAATTACGACAACTTGCGCGGCTCCGGTCTGTTCTTCGTCTTGGTGGATGAGTGGGCGGACTGCCCGTGGGAAGCATGGGAAGAAGTCCTTCGGCCGATGCTCTCGACCTGCCAATACTCGATACCGGGCATCGGTATGCGAAAAGGTGGTCACGCGCTGCGCATCGGCACGCCGAAGGGCTTCAACCATTGCTACGACACGTTCCTTGATGGCCGGCCAGGCCATGAGCCCGATCACAAGAGTTGGCTCTACACCTCGCTCGACGGTGGCAACGTTCCGGCTGAAGAGCTGGAAGCTGCCCGCCGCAAGATGGACCCTCGGACCTTCCGGCAAGAATACGAGGCCAGCTTCGAGAACTACCAGGGCGTTGTCTACTACACGTTCAATCGTGAGGTGAACCGAACCAGCGAGACGATCAAGCGCGGCGAGGCGCTTCACATCGGCATGGACTTCAACGTCATGAAGATGGCCGCCATGGTTCATGTCATCCGTGACGATCTGCCATTGGCCCTCAGCGAGTTCTCCGAGGTGCGTGACACACCGGAGATGATTGAGAAGATCAAGCTTCGCTTCCCTGATCACAGCATTGCGATCTACCCAGACGCCAGCGGCCAGAACACAAGCAGCAAGAGCGCGAGCGAGTCTGATCTATCACTGCTCAGGAAGGCTGGTTTCACCGTAGTGGTGGATTCGACCAACCCCGCGGTTAAAGACAGGGTCAACGCCATGTGCGCAATGTTCGCCAACACGTATGGCGAGCACCGCTACCTGGTCAACGTTGACCAATGCCCGAAATATACGCAGTGCCTGGAGCGGCAGATCTACACGGACAAGGGTGAGCCCGACAAGAAGGCCGGATACGACCACCTCGTGGACGCCCCTGGCTACTTCATTGCCAAGCGCTATCCGATCAAAACACGCACAGGCGGAACACGCCGAATTGGAGGCTTGGCCTGATGCCAGTGCAATCGACAAACCCCGACTACGACGCGCACATCGCGGAGTGGGAGATGATGGACCACGCGCTCGAGGGTGAGTGCGCCGTGAAGCGCAACGAGCGCAACCTGCCCAAGCCGAGCGGTATGGTTGAGGCGGAAAAGCTCGACGGCGCCGGCAACAAGTACCTCTACGAGAACTACACCAGCCGGGCTCAGTACGAGCATTGGGTGCGCGACTCGTTGCGCTCGATGATGGGGCTGGTGTCTCGGCTGATTCCTGAGATCGAACTACCGTCTGGCCTGAAAGGGCTGGAGGACAACGCCACAGCCGACGGCTTCGGCCTGAAGCAGTTGTTCTTCCGGATGGTGCGCCAGGCCATTTCCCACGGCCGGGTACCGCTGGTGGTGAACATCGACGAGAGCGGCGAGCCATACTTCTCGACGTACGCCACCCGCAACGCCATAAATTGGGACACTGCTGATCAGGGCGGACGGCAGGATCTGGTCCTTTCGGTGTTCCGCGAGTTTCGCAAGAAGGGCGGCGATCGCTACAGCCACGATTGCGACACGGTTTTCCGGGAGTTCTTCATGCTGGGCGATGTTTGCTACACCTCGGTGCGAAATGAAGGCGGCGAGCTGGTCGAGGACGAAAAGCCGCTGGGCACTACCGGAACTGACAACCGCTTGGTCAAAGGCCTGCCATACCTGCCCGTGATCTACTGCGGTTCGACCGACAACTCCCCGGATGTTGATGAGGTGCCGCTGCTGACCATGGCGCGGTCCGCATTGAAGTCCTACCAGATCAGCGCTGACTACTTCAGCTCTCTGCATCAGACCAGTCACCCGCAACCGTGGGTTTCCGGTCTGGATGAGGCTGTAGAGCTAAGTGTGACTGGTCCTTCGGCAGCATGGGACCTTGGCCCAAGCGGCAAGGCTGAATATCTGGAGTTCAAGGGCACCGGCATTGAAGCCAACCGCAAAGCGATGGATGACCAGAAGAACGCCGCGCTTGAGGCAGGCGCCAAGGTCATGGACGTGGCCGGCACTGAGTCGGGCGAGGCGCGCAAAACGCGTCAGAACGACCAGCACGCCACGTTGCACAGCATCGTCATTACGGTGGCCGAGGCGGTGGAGCAAGGCTTGCGGTACGCAGCCGAGTGGAAGGGCTACGACCCCAAGCAGGTCAAGTTCAAGGTAAATCCTGAGTTCGTGACCCCGGTGGTCGACGCCCAAGTGCTCGCCGAACTGCTCAAGGGCGTGATGGCCGGCACGATCAGC